CACAAATACTTCGGCATATTAAACCTCCTCTTAATCCAGACTCAGGAAAGCCGTAACTTCACCGGCAGTAACCTCACCAACACCCGGGGCTGCTGACATGGTATAATACACGCTGAGATAGCGTGCAACACCACTCGGAAGAGGACACTTGATTTTCAACCCTGTCGAGTTCGGCACAAATGCCGCAAACAACAGTTTGGGATCCGCCGCCGCTGCTGTAGCTCCGTCTCTGAGCTCAACCGTCAGTGTATTGACATCTGAATCTGACACCGTTGTTATGAACAGGTTGAAAAATATCGGAGTACCCGCGCCGATATCCAGATCCGCCGCACCGAAATCAATGACGTTTGCAGATTGACCGGGTGTAGTATCGAGCGGCAACGCCTGGTCTTCGCTAAATATTAGTTGTTTATCCAAAATCATGGTTTTTACCTCCATTTTTTAAAAGCGGCCCCCGGAGGTTTTCTCCGGAGGGTTATCCGCCTGTTAATCGTTAAGCTGCTAACGCCGTCTCGGTGTCAAGGATCTGCTCAACCAGTCTCACGGGATGTCCCTGGAACAGCGTAACCTGTTTTCCGAAAATTTCGGCGCTGGTATAGGTCACGTTGGTCTTATCCTTCGCCAGAATATCCAGTTGCGAAAGGAGAGTACGGTTGCAATAAATAATCGCTCCCGCGCCCCTGTTCAGCATTTGATTAAGCGCCTTCACGATATCATCATCATTCAGGGTATTTGTTGCTCCCGCGGGTTCGATATTGGCGATCCTCTGAACGCAACGGGGATTCCTGATAACCAGGCCACAGTCAGCCGTGAAATGACTTCTGTATGCCTGATAAGGATTATTGTTTTCGTCATAAACGGTCTGTTCGCCAAGATCGTCCCGTTTGATCCCCATGGTCTGTGACCCCTTGGGATAGATGAGGTGAACCTTGTCCACACCCCACTGAACCAACCACATGGAAGTGGTATCAGCAGTCCCGCCGGCATTCCAGACATAGGGTTGTGCTAAAGCATTCCAATCGGGTCTTACGGAAAATCCGTCAAATTCCCGGATCTCATCCGCCCTGTTGCCGTAAAGGATGTTTTCCTGAAGCGTCTGCCCCAGGCCCTCGATAAACGCCTTATCCTCATTCGATCGGAACTCTGAAGGATTAGGTGCGATATCAACGAGTTTTTTATCCACCGTCGAATAAGCCTCCAGCATACCCATAGGCTCAACGACCTGCCTGGTGCTGGATGCTTCCTCGGGAACACCTTCGTTAATCGCACGGAAAGAACCGGTCGGAAGACTGGTCCGCACCGTGGTTACATGACTGGTAAGCTGATTGGCTTCCACCCATACAGCGTCATCCATCATCTCGTTTGTTTCGGTAAGAACTTCCGCAATAGACAAAAGTTCATTGTTAGCCGTCCTTTTCGCCAGTTCAGTAAGTGTCAACTGGCCTCTAACCGTTAAAATAGACATAATCTATAACCTCCGTAAGAGAAGACTACTTGTTCATTCCTGGACTGTTCGGATACTCAAGTACCGGCTTGCCGTCAGTTCCGACCTTTCTTTCATCACCGCCGAATTCGCCACCGGCAAGCGTATCCTCACTCATAGCCTTCCCGATATTGTAAAAAGTTTTGACAATTGCGAGATTGTTACCCAACCCGCTGTCATCCATGAACTTTTTGAACTCATCTCCGCCGAATTTCTGAACAGCCCTGTCCACGGTCTTGACATACTCTGGATATTTATCGCCGTGTTCCTTCTTCAGGGCCTCCACCCCATCATTAAACGCCTTTTTGCGAGCTTCCGCATCGGCCTTGAACGCTCCGATCGACCCGTTCATGTACCAATCAAACAGCCCGTTGGTCTGTGCCTGCGTAAGACCGAGGGAATGAGAAGCAGCTTTGAATCCCTTTTCGATTTCCTCGCTGTAAGGCATTCCTTCAGGTATTTCCGATTTTGTAAGTTCATACTTGTCCGCTGTTTCAGGGCGCCCCAGTGCGTTAAAAAAGGTAGCCCTTTCCTCGTCCGTAGCGTTGTCACTCAGTTTTGGAATCGAGTTAGCCAACTTCCCATTGAGTTCCTCGTTGTTCCCCTTCATCGTGAGAAAAGCCTGGCCAAACTCGCCTATGGGCTTGCCCTTGAATTCGGTAAACGCTTCGTTCTCTCTCAGGTCAGTTGGAAACTGTGCGATCCAACCATCATTTCCTTCGCTCATGGTGTCACTCCTTTACTCTTTTTTAATCTTTCTGATATCGATCCCCAGGTTCAACAGGGAATCAACGATCATCTGCACGTTTTCAGTATTTAAAATGTTCATGTTCCGCAGCATTCGCGTCATCAGGTTACGTTTAATCATTTCCTCTTCAGTTTCCACTTCATCGAAAAAATGGTTCTCTATTAGCATGTGGCATAGGACTTTCCGGCCTTGCGGTGACGCGAACAGATTTAAATAATCATCCTGTGAAACGGCGTATTTCGGTTCCTCTTGTTTGAATAGGTGTTTAAACATCAGCGTTTCTTGGGTTTCCAACCCGTCTTTTTTCTCATTGTCCCATATACGAAGGCACCAGTCCGTTTCTTGCTATATCCTCTTTTCTTCGCAATCTTTTTGAGTTTTCGTTCCATTTTAACCGGCATTTTACTCACCACCTCCCGCCAACATATCAAGAGGACTCCCGCCCTCGATCTTTTTACCAAGCCCCGGAGCTACCTTTGCCGCTCTTTCCGCGGCTTCCATTAACGCCTGCTGCCGCATCTGTTCCGCCCGTGCCGCCCTTATTTCTTCCGCATCCTCTCGCGACCGGATCGCTTTCTGCGGGAATCCCGTAGATTCAAAGATTTCCTCGACTACAACGTCGGGATCTATCCTGTCCCTCACTTCCGGGAATAGTTCAGCCAGCGGCGCCACGGAATTCAACCCCTGCATTATACCCTGGGAGTGAAACATCCTTTTCTGCGCCTGCGCCAGCGGCCCCATGTACTCCACGTCTATCTGTTCGCCCTCTTCAGACAGAAGGACATCCGGCGGTTCCGGCATCCTTCCCGCGTCATTTTCAATCTGGAATACCCGGTCAATTATGGGATTCAGGCATTCACCCTGCAAACGCCCGATGGTGGTTCCCAGGATTGCCCCTTTTTCGCCCTGCATTTCCATTACCTGCGGCACGGTCAACTGACGCCCTTCCATTGCAGCCCGTGACAGCATCATGAAGAAATCCACGCGGAAATATTTTTCAATCGCCTTTTCCAGCCGTTCCTGCTGATTTTCACCCGCTGGAATATTACCGATATTATGCACCGGTGTTATCATCCTGTTGGTTTCATCGTAATAATTCATTCCCCTTGGCCCGATCCTGACCTTGCCTCGCATCTCCTTGGGTACATTATAGGCAGGTTCAACGGCCAACTGGTTCGCCTGCATCATCGTCTTGGCCACCTGGTTCAAGCCGAAAACTTCGACAATCGCATCCATCGCCGGGGATCTCCCGTATGTCTCCCTGCTGTTCCGCCTGTATCGCCAGACGGCCATGGGATTCATGTCATATCCGCTTTCGCCGCACAGTTCCGCCGCGCCATCCTGCGCATACACTGAAACAAACGGTTTATTCCGGTTGTCCAGCTTCGTCACGTCGCGGCCCTCATTGGGATATATGCCGTGAATGAACTGAAATTCACTGTAGGGGTTGTTTTCATACGCCTGTAGTAGTGACGGCGTTAATTTTCCCCTTCCGAACTTGTCCACTGCGTTACGCGCGGATAGCTTGAATTTCCTAAAAACCGTATCGACCATGCCGTATTTGTTCTGAGCGATATAAATCTCTCCGGGATGCCGGCATGAGAAAACGATCCTGCCTGCGTTCAGGTCCTCTTCGGAATACATCGTTGCCGTGCCTATCGACCCGCCATCATAGAGATATTCGCTCATCTCTTCATAGAAGTTCGACCGTTTAAAGGCAAAATACATCTGTTCTTCGCATTCCTGGAGATAGACCGTCACTTCGGGGATATCGTTCTGCTTGTCCCGCGCCATTTTCAATCTGAACCATACCATCGCCGGTGAAATCAGATAACCGTGCATCCCGTCGGTGAACAGTTGCAATGCCTGTCCGGGAGTCCCGTCATAAATCAGTATCCCCTTCTTTTTGCCTGCGAGTTCCGTACCCTTGATATTCGACCTCCGGGGGGCTACCAGATCCGTCACATCGCTCCAGATCGATTCCCAGGGATTACGCAACTGCTCAAGTTGTCCGAATCTCTTTCTGAGTTTTCCTGCCGTGGTATCTTCAGCCATTTTACGTTACCTGAATGTATATGGTGACATATTGCTGTCCAGTATGTTATGCGCCGAGAAGTGTTTTTTTACCCACCGGGGCCTCTTCGGTGACGCCCTGGCCGCCGGTGAGAATTGTTGACTTCCGACCCTTCATCTTCCGGATCCGGGCACGTTCCTTTGCACGCG